TTCCGATATGACTGTTCGTGAAAGGCTCAAAGTATTAAGAGGTCAATTTGATAGCCACGAGCATGTTTTAGTTCCCGGCCCATACGATACTCGTATGACAGAAGACGGAGGATTAGAAACCACAGTCAGTAGTTTACAAGAAACTCATAAGCAGTTGTTACTCCGTGATGCTAAGTCTACATATATGCGTGGAGAGCGCCGACATCCTAAGTGGTTTTTACTTCGCAAGAACAAAAATGTTAGTTTCATTATCTTAGATGTTAGAGGTAAAGGCCCATACACATACAGATTAGGTGCTGGGCCGCTTGACTCAGAAGGCTTTGGTAATCGTGGTGTAGATTACGAGGGTAAGCAATATCTTGATGTTGGAACAATAAAAAGTCCAAAGCCATTCAAAGAAGGAGACAATGTTTCAATTTCGGTTTCGGGGGTTAAAAAGCGGAATCGTCAAGGTAAAACAATCTATGATGTAACCTCTTCAAAGATTGTAGGAGAGGCTGATTCCGAAAGCCCAGCAAGTCTTGAAACATTATCTCTTTTGGCTAAATCTCACCCTATTATCCATGTTCCTTACGATATAACCCTCAAAGAAAACCAAATATCCATCGTTTTTGACGGGTTAGATGAAGTAATTTACAAGTCAGAATCCAGTCATACTGGAAATTGGGCGCACTCACCTAAGTCTGTTATGGGTGAATTAAGCCAGTCTGATTATACTTTACAATTGGCTGAAAGCGTTAGACCGCTATGGAATCAAGCAGTATCTTTGATGATAAAAGGAGTAGAACCTGAGCATTCAATGGATAAACCAAAAGACAGAAAGCGAAGTGAAAAACAATCCGCTGGTATTATTGAGGCTGAAGATGATGAGAACATTTTGAAGCCAAACGCAAAGACCATGCTCAAGACAATTACTCGTATTGCGGATTTAACAGAACGCCTTGACAGATTGGCTAAGGAAAAAATGACTGGTGGTGCTGGTAGAGGTGGACTCGGCATAGATGTAGGTAGTGCAATAGAATCTCCGAGAGGCCCAACAACACTCACCAGTGAGGAAAGTGTGCCTGATTGGGACATGATTGAGCGCCCAACCGAAGACCCCGAAGAAGAATATGACTCAGTTACGCAAAGGCGATTAAAACAGAAAAGAGGCGAGCAGTCCTCCGCTTATGAAGCAGAATCGGATTATGAGGCTTAGCGGTTTATTCATATAGGTAAACAAACAGAGAGTGAATTAGTGTGTTACGAACTCAGCGAAGAAACATCTCACTCCTCAAAGCAGGGAGTGACCTCATTGTTGCAGGGTATGCTTCAGTAGAGTTAGTAGACAAACAAGGAGATTTAATTACAAGAACAGCATTGAAAGACGCTTTCAAAAAGTTCATGTCAGACCCTAAATACAGAAATGTCCAATTAGCACACTCAAATATACAAGTCGGAGAAGTAATAACAAATTACACGGATAATCAAGGGAGGTTGTGGAAAAGCGAAGTAGACGATGCTGGAATGTTTGTAGTAGTAAAATTACGAGACGACATTGAAAAAGCACGAGAAGTAGCATCCGAAATACGAAAAGGCAATTTGGCTGGATTTAGTATAGGTGGACAAGCATTCAAACGAGTAAACAAAAGCGACAAAAACCACGGCTCATACCAAGAAATCTCAAAATTAGAACTACACGAAATAACAATCTGTGAAAAAGGAATTAACCCCGAAGCAACATTCAACATATTAAAAGAAGACAAAAACAAGGTGACAAAAATGACCGATGAAGTAATGGAACAAATGAACGATGTATTGAGCCGACTTGAAGGCCGACTGGACTCTATGGAGAAAGGTATGCCTCCTCAACTTCGTGCTGCTATGAAGGACGAGGACAAAAAGAAGGACGAAAAAGAAAAGGG